AGCAGACCGCTTTCGTACATGGTGAGGATCATCGACTTCTGATCGGAAACGGTATCCGCCATATCGACGCAACGCAACAAAACCGTCCGCACCGACGACCTGAAGGGTTGCGGCAGACGGTCTTCGGGCGTATAATTGTTCATGTCAGAGGCTCCTTTCCAGCCGATGATAGGGCGGGTTGAGTGTAGCAAGCACTCCCCGCCCGCCCATCATAACAGATATGTTAAGCAGTGCAAGGCTAGCGCACTCCCGGCACCGGCGCCCCAACCGACCGCAGCCAGTTGCAACAGACTTCGGTGGTCCTGAAGATGCCGCACGGATAGCCCATAGCGACCAGCCGGTTAAGACACTCGATCTGCGCCGCCGATGGATCCCCCTTGCCGTCCTTCCACTCAGGGAAAGCGACACCGGGTATCCAGGCGTCGTGCACATCGCCTTCCCAAAGACAACCAGTGTCAGGAAAGCCGGTGTAAAGTCCCTCAGCCTTAACCTTGGTGCGGCCGGCGTTGCTGGCGATATGCGTACCGTTGGGTACAGCAAACACCAGCACCTTGCCTGCGCACATCCGCATATGCGCTACCCATTCCTTCTGCCGCGCGTATTCGCTCGCCTTGCCTTTGTCCTTTGGCTCGACAAACACGCGCGGGTCTAGATCGGGGTATAGCGCGCCGTCTAGCGCGTCGATCTCGGTGAAGTCGATCATAGTCAATCAACCATCACGCCAGCAGGAACCCGCCCTGTGTTCAACTGATCTGTGACATATGCCATGCGCTCAAACGTAGCGCGTTTTTCTGGCGTCAGCTTCAGGAAAAACAATGCCCTCTCTGCCGTGGTAGCGTTTGGCCAAGCAAAATTGATCAGCTCGTCGTCACTCACAAAGACCTCCTAAGCCGCTCTTTCAGCAGCGCCGAATTAGCCTCCCCCACCGACACCCCGGCATGCGACGCAGCCAATTCCTGCGCCGTCAGCCGTTCAAGCGCCGCATCCGTGCAACCCGCGATGAGCATGTTGAAGGCGAGTCTCCCCGCCTTCTGTGTCATGGGCTTGCTGCCGTAGGAGCGGGTCATCGCGGATATTTTCTGTATGCGCGAGGTTGTTCGCGGCTGAAGGGAACATGGAAAACCATTCCGTCAAAACCATCCGGCAGATCAGTCATAAGCCCTGGGTATGTCCAAACCCCATGGTTGAAGTGAATGTGTATGTGACCCGTTGCTTTAGACCGTTTTACCTTCGCGCGGTTATGCGCAGTTCGCCAATTACCCACACCGCTTCTCCCGCGTAAGAAAATCCCCAGGCAGCGCAATCTTGCGCCGTTTAGCCATCTCGGCCACCTTCACTCGCCATCGCCAAGGAATGCCGCGTGCCTTCCAGTTACGGATGCTCGACGGCGTTTGACCGACGATGACGGAGAGGTGCGTGATGCCGAGCGCTTCTATGATCGCGGCGTCAGTCACTTGCCTTGATCCCTAATGAGATCGTCAAGGCGCTCGATGCTGTCCATGATATCCTGCTCTTCGCCATTCTTGAAGCAGCCCGGATGCGATTTGCCGACAGCATAGATGAGATCAAATGCCACCATCAGGCGCGGATCTTCCCAACCCGTGATCATGCCTTATCCTCCACCACAACACCGTCCGCATCGATGACCTCGCCATCGTCAGCATCGGGGATGTTCAACGTATCCAGCTTCGTAGCGTAAGCCGTCATGACCTGGGTATGCAGATCAGGCTTGCCGGTCGCGAGCTTGCCTAGCGCCTTCTCTGCGCCACGCTGCAAGCTATCCAGCGCCTCTACGCTCTCCGCAACCTCAACCGCCGCGATATGCTCAGCGGCCCATTCCTCGGCGGTCTGGCGACCCTTTGCGGGCGCCTGCTGTTCGATCACCAGCGGCTTGACCGTCACCATAGCCTTCTTGCCCTTGGTCGCGGTCAGCGCCATCACAAGGTCGCGTTCGATATGCGACATACGGCTGATGCGAACGCCGCCGACTGCCATCCCGCCCCACTTGACGGTCGGGTCAAGGTACAGCTCAACCGACCGACCAGCGTAAAGCTTGGCATCCGGTCCCCAGGCATGCACCAACACGCGCGACATCGACTTGCATGGCTTCCAGGGTTTGCCTTCGTCGCCGTCGTAACGGACCGTTACCGGCTGCTCCGTACCGGGCGAGATGCTGACATCGCTGATGGTGATGATGCGCGGTCCGCCAATCAGCGTGTCGGCGTTGAGCTGGTCCGACTTGGGCGTGATTACTGAGTTCATATCGGTCATGCGAACATCTCCTGTTCAATCCGACGTTCGGTCGGAACAAGGTTGAGAATAGCGGCGTCATAGATCGCGCGCTTGTCGGCTAGCTTGGCTTCGAATGCGGTCGCAGCGGCTACGATGGCGTCTTGGATTGCCTCATCAGCATGGACGCGGATGACAGCCATCGGGAGGCCGCCACTGTACGATACCAGATCGCACCACTGACGCTCAGCCACAAGCATGCCGGTTTGGCACTGAATGAGGTAATCAGCGACCGGCTCATTCGTCGTGACGTTCTCGACAATGGTCTGGATCTGGAACCGCTGACGACGCGACTTGCATTCAATCAGGCCATCATCGCCAACCAGATCGTCTGGCGAATAGCCGATCGTGAAGCCCCATTTGTCGTTGGTGATGAAACCGGCGGTTTGTGTGTCCGCGTAATGCTCGCGATACAAATCACGCGCGGTGATTTCATCCATCTGGCCACGCAGCATGTCGTCGGACACGTATTGCGGCTCGACGTATCCCGTGATGCGCTGTGCGAGCAATTCCCAGAGATGGGCACGGGTTTTATCGTTATCCGCCACCTTAAGCGTCGGCGTAACGATCAACTTCATTTCGGACGCAGTGAGCAAGCCGCACCGGGCTTGCAACCACTCGTCAGTCCCCTGTATAAGGTCGTTGTGATAGGTGATTGCCATGATGTCTCCTTCTCATTGGCAGTCACCTATCTAGCCCGGTTTGGGACGCGCGTCAACACATAGCGGGACACGGCGCACACAAAAAAGGCCCCAGGAACCACCCGGAGCCTAAGCGATGTGTGGGGGTGTTAAGCTAAAATCGTGCGTCAACCGCGGCGATCCGCTCGCCGATCCACCGCATCACCGGCACGGCCATGCTGTTGCCGAGTGCCTTATACCGCGGGCCGTCAGCCATCGGCTTCCCACGGTGCGGGACCAGCGTGTAATCATCTGGGAAGCCTTGCAGGCGTTCACACTCGCGCGGGGTCAGGCGGCGGACTGCGGAGCCGATACGGATGCCGGTCTGAATGTTGCTAGTGTCGTTCGGGACCTGCGCGTTCAGCGTCTGGTAGAACGGACGCTCCCAAGCGTAGCTGTTGGATTGCTCGGAACAGGTGAAGGCGACCGGCGCGCAGACAGCGCCGACGCCAAGCCCGCCACGACCACCGTTCGGAGTCAGGATCGCGTTCGCAGTGCCATCGGCGCGCCATTCAAGGTTCGGCTCGCCACCACGGCCACGCTCCATCAGGACGAACGTCTCGCTCTCAAAGTCGAGGCGCCCATGCGGGCCACCGTGGGCATTGCGTGCGGTGGCCTGGTCAATTGGACCGCGAGTGTTGTTGCCGCCAAAGGCCAGTGGGATCAGGGCTTCTACGGTGTCGGCGCACATTCCGTAGCTGCGGCCGCCTGCTGGAGAGCCGCGTGCAATTGTGGGGGCAGGCTTTTGCCCCGCTTCTCGGCGCGGCGCAGGATGCCCCGACAGGCTGTGGCGCTCAGAAAGTACCGCTGCGGCACCTCGCCAGTCTCCAAAACATCCGACAACGAACACGCGTCTGCGACGCTGTGGAACTCCGAAGAACTGAGCGTCCAGAACTCGGTAGGCGAACCCATACCCGAGTTCCCCCATCCCCCCGAGGATGGCGCCAAACGCCCGTCCTCCGTCAATCGACAGGACACCGGGGACGTTCTCCCAGACCACCCAGCGGGGCCGTGTGCGATCAGCAAGCCGGAGAAACTCAAGCGAGAGGTTGCCACGATCGCCGTCCAGTCCCGCTCGGAGGCCGGCGACGGAGAAGTCCTGGCAGGGGGTTCCGCCGACAAGAAGGTCAATTGCTCCATATTCGTCGCCTCGAATGGTGGTGAAGTCGCCATGCAACGGCGTGTCGGGATAGTGGTGGGCCAGCACGGCGCGCGGC